AGGGTTACAGTTAGTTAATAATCAATTAACAGGTGAGATTCCTACTGAAATAGGAAAACTTAGCGATTTGCATTGGTTATATTTAGATAATAATCAATTAACAGGTGAGATTCCTACTGAAATGGGAAAACTTATCAATTTACGATGGTTAACTTTATTTAATAATAATTTATCAAAAAATATACCAGAAGAGTTTAAGAAATTGATATTATGTATAATTGAAAATTGATTTTATATGTTTAGAAGATTTTACAAAAGGATAATTATTGTAAATGTCATAATGGACATATTTATCATGAAGATTGTTTTTTTGAAATTCATGAAGATAAATGTTGTGTATGTGGGGAAGAAAATATGATTAATGTTATATTTTCATATTGAAACTCTAAAAAAAAATGATTTTATAAAAGTTAAGGATTTAATTACATATATAAATTATGGATTTTGAAAATATTTTTACACCTTTGCTGATTTAAAACGCCGATTAAAATAACTTAAAGGATTATATATAATTTATTATAAGCAATAATGAAAAATAAGGTTGTTTCAATTTTTAACTTATGGTTGTAAAAACGTGGCTCAGAAAGCAAAATAACGTTATTACATTTAAAGACAATTTTTTATTTACAGTCATTCACCTTATAATAAAGGATAAAAGTTTGACTATCAGTTGTTTTTACCGAAGGTAATTCTTCAAACCTTAATTGATTTTTACCTGATTAGTAGTCGGAACTTTAAATCAGCAAAGGTGTAAAAATACAAAAAACATTGACGAATTAAAAGAATTTATCAAAAATCATGATAATTTTTTTCAATTACAAGAATAATGATGATAACGATGCTTATCTATTAGCTTCTTTATATGGTCATTTAGAAATAATGAAATATTTAGAAAAAGAACATAATTGTGATATTCATGTTAAGAATGAGTGTGGCGAGGATACTTATTTATGATAATTGGCTTGAGAATATTGTGAAATATCTGATCGAATATAAAAATAATATTGTTTCTTGGTTCATCAAATCCATAACTTCTCATAAAAATAATAAAGAATAGTCTGTATAATATGTATAACTATCGCCATCTCAAGAGATATTGTTATCTTCTTTGTGAACAGATATGTAATTATGAGTGTGACCAGAAAAGATATGACTCTGTAAATAATCGCTTTTTTGAATATCTTTGCGTTATTCATGTATATAAAATATACGTTTATTTTTTATTTCTATAATATGGATTATATATATGGCATATTATAATGAAGCCTTTAAGATTCCCGTTAAACCACCATTGAGAATTAATCGAACAGAACCAGTTTCTCTATCAAAATATGACAAAACCTGTCCGAAATGTGGAGGTCATGGTTATTGTGTAACGAATGATGGTGGATCTGTTGGTGGTTGTTTGAAATGTGGTATTACTTACAAACCCACAATAGTGGGTTTATCACAACAGAAGTTTGATGGATCAAATGTTCTAGGTAACAGAAGATGTGCAACATGTGGATTGACAAGTGATAATCACAATGTCTACCATCTTTTTCGTTAAAAAGTATTCAAAATTTTTGTTATTACCATAGATTAATGACAAAAAAAATTTCACAAAGACTAAATTCTCTACTTATATTCGGATCTATATCACTTGGTGCTGGTGTGATACAATTTTTGTAAACGAAATGTTGGAACAAAAATAAAACTCAAGAACGATGCGATCATTGTATATTCAAAGAGTTATGTGAAAACACATTATCTATCCAAGTTTGGGATATTTGTTCACTTCTTGTTACCAGGAACTATTATTTTTATAGATGACATGTTGAAATATAGTTTAATTGATATAAAAAATCAAGGATTAAAAGAAGATAAGAATTTACAAAGAGTAGCTATGGTTTCCTTGGATATATTTCCAGTATACAGTGTTTTGGAGTATCTTCTCTTGAAAGAGGGATTCCGTTTGGATTTTCAAACATTATATTCATTCTTCAACAAGAAAATGTGGAAAAAGGAGGAAGAGGAACTAGATTATTATTTTGAATTCATCGAGGATGATGAAGAAGATAGAGTATTGACTAGGAAGAGATTGGCGAACTTCTCAATGTGGAGTGGTTCTATTTTTGTATTTGGGATGGCTGTTAATAATATTAATAAGTTCTGTTTGGATGGTTTGGAGCGTTACAATTTATTCAATTGGTTGATTAAACCAGTTAACTAATTAAACAACATCAAAAACTTTCCTAAAACACACGATTTAGTGTACAGTTGAACCATTATAAAAATTACCATAACAGCATTGAATCCCAATGTGTACAGTTTGTTTGTGAACATCAAGATAACGCTACTTATAACCAAAATAATTGCAAACATTATCTGCATATATTGTTGTATACCTATTCTGACTTTACCTGATTCAACAACTTTCAGATCATCCAATTTCATATTGTTAACACCCCCCTCATACGATATAACATTCGCTATGTTTGGGAAATGTTTGCTTTTCACTCTGCTACTTCTATTACCACTCTTGCAAACAAGATAAACTTTGTGATCTTTTGCCAAGTTTCTTATATAGTTTTTATTAAACTCAATACTCCTCATTGGAATGTTTATAATATCAGCATTTACTGATTGTAAATGCTTCTCTTTCAACTCATGCTCCTCACGCAAATCTATAACGATCATTTATTATAATTGTTATACAGATAATTCTAATTGTCTTCTGACTCATATGTAAAATTACCATCTTTGTATTCAACTTTAATGATATTTTCATATGCACATACAGGTACACTTGCATTATATGAAAATTTGTGTTTAATTAGTTCATTGTATTCATCTTCCGTAATGACAACTGAAACATTTACGGTACATTCATCATATCCAGATTCCAATTGATATAAACCATATTTTTTCGACATGATTTATATGTATTTGTTATAATTATTTATAAAAAAATCATTTTTTTTTTACAAATAGATTCCTGTACTTATCCAATGCTTTTTTTGACAAATCACTCCTATTTTGATCATATGTTTCGTGCATATCATGAAATATAAGGTTGAGGATTCTAATTTTGTAATACTCAATAAAACCAATCAACATGATAAATTTCTCTATTCTATCTTCAAAATTATCAATACCAATATCGTTTAATATTTCATTGAGCAGCTGAGTATTGCTTAATTTTGACCTATAGATTTTTTTCCAACCATCTTTGGTTGAAGTGAAAAAACATATAATTTTACCTGAAATATAAATATTCCAATTTCCAAATGTATGTCCATCCGTCCAAAACTCGTTATATGGAACACTTGTTATGACATATTTACCAATGTTGAAAATATTTCTATATATAAACATTTCATCACCTGCTTCATAAACAAAACTTTCAAGACATTTTATCTGTGTCGCATTCACTAATTCTTGCAAACATTCATTTTCACCATTTACGAATCTCTTCACAAAATCAACATTATCGTTGTAATTCGATTTATTCAATTTGAGATCATTACAATGATGCAAAAATCCAATCTTGTTGAATTCACTGTTCTCTTTGAAGACATCATAATCTATCTGAACAGATCCATTGATATGTAATTTTGTATGGTTGAAATATATAAATACTGGGTCTTCTTGATCTGAATCAATATCATCTTCATCTTTTGGAATTCCACGAAAATGCTCATCAATTCTCTTCAGGACTGGAGCATTATTCACAATCTGCATGAATCTTTTATTCACAAGACACAGATTGTAAGGAATATATATGTCATCGTCTTTACATATATTCAAAAGACACTGATTGAAAGGAATATATGTGTTGTCTTTAGATATATTCAAAGAATCCATAATATCATCAAGAGTCGGAATCAAATATTCAATTATTAATACAATTATATCTGATGGTATATTCATAGATAGCAAAATATTTGATGCTTATTTGATAAAAAATAGATCAATTTTTATAATTTAATTCTATTAAAATGAACATTTCTCTGTGCTTATCCAACAATTCTACTCAAACATAGATCCTTAAAATTAAATTCAAAACGTGTCACTGGTATTATAAATGGATTAATCCTTAAGCTTTCCAAGAAAAATAAGCGACTCCTTCGACCTCTTTGTAGAAGTAGATACCTGTTTTCTCCTCTCTCTCATCAAAGATGATTGTGAGATCGTACTTTCTCGATGTATTTGCCTCTTCAACAAAAGATTTGAGAATTGAAACAAATGGACTCTTTATGTACACAATGTCGTCTTCACTCTTCACCATCTCTTTTTGGAAATACTGTGTAACATCCTTTTTGTACTTCTCATCCAGATTGATCAACTTTGTGTCAAAAATGAAACTGGACTCTCGTCCGTTCATCGCATCGTCCTCCAGATTCCGATAAGCTTCGTTTAAACGTTCATAGAAAATCTTTTTAAGATGTTCTGTTACGGCTTTAACTGTTTTCTCTTTCTGAAGCATATGTGCTTGATATGCTTCAGGATCGTAGGCTTTAAGATATCCCTCTTTTCCACTTCCAGGAGGAAGAAGTTTTGCTTTCTCATTAATATCATGAAGTTTTTGTAGCATGTTTAGAGAAATATTATTGTTGTTCATTGTAAAATAATATTCAATTTTTTTATTACAATGGAAAGTTTTCAAATTTTGATTAACAAATCTTTCTTGATCTTCATCATCATAAACAATTTTATTTTCGAAAATATCTCTTCATCGATTCCATATTCTTGTATCGTTTTCATCTTCTTGTAGAGTTTATGTACATCGATATATAAACATATATTTTTCTATTGCAATACTTTTTACATGTTTGTATATTGGTAAAAAAATTGATTTTTATTATATAAAGTGTTATGTCAACTTTGTATAATCATGTCAGAAAAGATATATCATATTGGAATTTGTGGTGCAAATGGTGTTGGAAAGGAAAGTTTGATGAAGAACGATTGATCACATATGGTTCAACATTATATGTTAAATCATTATATATCTTCTTACATTTCCAACTATCTTTGAATTTTGTTGGAAATTGAGGTTTACTATTTATAAATTTTGTTAAATGTTCAAACTTCAACAACTCTTGATTAATCTTCCTTCTATTCTTACCATTAATTCTCCTATCTGTGAACATTCTATCAAGTTGCACATTTCCATCCCGAATATCGATAACGTACTTAATAAGATCTTTTGACTGAGTTGCTTTGTACAAGTCTCTGTAAGGTCCACAACCAATTATTAAAGGATATCTTTCTGAAACAATCACCAAATACACTATCTTCACCTCTGATAGAGTTATCAATCTTCAATCACTTTTTCTAACATTATAAATTAACTAGTAAACATCTTCTTCAAATTGTTAATTTAAAGTTATCATTGATTATAACATCAATAATGAATAGAAAATTAGGTATACTTGGCGGTGGACAATTGGCAATGATGATGACACAGGCTGCCTTCAGACTAGGAATTACAGATGTTACTGTTCTAGATCCAACAGAGGATTGTCCTGCCTCAAAAGTTGGTGCGAAACAGATTGTGGGATCTTTCAGGGACAGAGAGAAGATTTTGGAACTTGCAAAGATGGTCGACGTATTGACTATCGATATTGAGAGTGTGAATATTGATGCATTAGAAGAGGCAAAAGAATACTGTGAAGTCTATCCAGATCCATCATGTTTGAGAGTTATTCAAGATAAGTTTGAACAGAAGATATACATGAAGAATTTGGGAATCCCAGTTGTAGAAGTTATCTCTGGAGATGAGTTGCCAGAATGTGGATTCGTTGTGAAGGCAAAGAAGGGAGGATATGATGGTAAAGGAGTTTGGATAATGAAGACAAGTGAAGATGTGGATGCTTTTCTTGAGAAGTATGATTTGAAAGATGATGACAATATGTTTGTTGAAGAGTTAGTGGATATAAATGCAGAATTGGCAGTTATGAGTTTTGTCAGAGAATCAGGTGTGGCTGTTAACTATCCCATTGTTGAAACTGTTCAGGATAATGGTATATGTGTAATGACTGTCTGTCCTGTATCATTGGACTTACATGTACGTATTGAGATTAACAATATTGTCAAAAGAGTTGTTCAATCTTTCAATACAAGAGGCATGTTTGGTATCGAATTGTTCTTGACAAAAGATGGTCGTGTATTGTTAAATGAGGTTTCACCAAGAGTTCACAATAGTGGACATTACACAATTGAAGCAACAAACTGTTCACAATTTGAACAACATATCCGATCTGTTATGGGTATGAACATGTTGAAACCTGAACTGACTATTTCTCCAGTTGTTATGTACAATATTCTGGCAAAAGGAGATGAGACCGATTTTGTAAAGTCATATAAGGGGCTACATTGGTACTGCAAGAGTGTTGGTGAGAACGGAATGTATAAAAAGAGGAGAAAGATTGGACATGCCACAACTAAACTGGCTATGAAAGATAGACTTGATCCAGTAATTTATATTGTTATGGGTTCTACGAGTGATTATGAAACATTGAGACCAGGGATAGAGTTGCTTGAACATTATAATATACCTATCTGCGTTGATGTTGTTTCTGCACATAGATCGCCTGAGTGGATGTTCACATTTGGGAGAAATGTTGAAAGTTGGGGGGGAAAGGTTGTTATAGCTGCTGCTGGTGGTGCAGCACATCTTCCTGGTATGTTAGCATCTATCACAAATCTTCCAGTCATTGGTGTTCCAATCCCTTCTAAAAATTTTCAGGGAAAGGATTCATTATTGTCTATAGTTGAGATGCCTGATGGAGTTCCAGTTGCAACTGTTGGTATAGGTAAGTCGAAGAACGCCGCGATTTTGGCTTTGAAGATGATTGGTGAGATGGAGATTGTTAGTGATATTAAGAGATTGAATCAGGAGAAGGTCAATATGCAGAGATCCATTCTTTCTGAAAATAAAAATGAAGAGTAATTATATATGTCCTACAAACTACCAAAACTGGATTATGGATACAGTCAATTAGAACCTTACATAGATAGAGAGACAATGCGTATTCATTATACCAAACATCATCAAGGATACGTTGATAAATTGAACGCATATTTTGTGGAGAAGGGATTAAAGAAGATCGATATTAGAGAGTTGCAAGGAAAGATAAAATCTGGAGATACAGCTTTGCGTCACAATGGAGGCGGAAACTTTAATCACACTCTCTTTTGGACATTTATGACAAACAAGAAGAGAAAGAGAGATATTGACAACTATCCACAAATTGCAAATGCAATATTGTATACATGGGGATCAATGAAAAATTTCTATGATGATTTTAGTTCAAAAGCTCTGAGTGTTTTCGGATCTGGTTGGGCTTGGCTCATTGTAGATGGTAAAGGTAAATTGAAGATTGTTACAACTTATAATCAGGATAATCCTTTAATGAAGAGGATAAAGAGTATTAAACATGGTATTCCGATTTTGGGATTGGATGTATGGGAACACGCTTACTATTTGAAATACCAAAATAAGAGAGGAAGTTATATAGATGCGTTCTTTCATGTTATAAATTGGGAGGAGGTGAATAAAAATTACTTAAAAACTTTGATACAGTAATAAGTATTAATGTATACTTGTCCAGTTTGTGGAAATGAATCAGAAAATATGGGGGATTTTTGGACTTCTGGAAAGAGTATTGTAGATTGTGTCGATGAGAAATCTTGTAAAGAGAGAGCAACTCTTTACAAAGAGAAGAAGAAGAATGAACTGTTTAGCCAACCATATGATGAGAAGAATGATAGAGAGTATGCTAAATATATGAGTAATGCTGATATATTGAATATGAAGTATGGTATCAATGTTGAAGATTTGGTGAAGGTTGAAGTTCAATGTGAAAGTAGACACGATTTCTTTATGTCTAGATGGACTGATATTTATAGGCATAAGGAGACGGGAAAGATGTATGAATTGAGTGCATTCGGTTCTGGACCGATTTGGAAGGAAGTATAGAATAAAAATTGATTTTTATAATGTGTGGATGAAGATATTGTACATGAAATTATGCAACGATACATTATGCAACGATACAATGCAACATTACTAGTAAAATTTTCTAAAAACATCGATATAGAATCTTTTACAACATTTAAAAATTGTTTCTCATATAAAATTGGCAACGATGCAGTTTTCAAACTTTTTAGTGATGGAAATTGTAGAATATTATTGAAAAATTATTCAATGGATAATGCTGATTTTTATATATATTCTTTCTGCCATTATTTGAAAACCCGTATGAACGATGATGATATATATGTAGTTGATCAAAAGATATGTCATATTAATTGTGTTTTGAATGTTGCAGGTGGTTTAGATGTAGATAATATTGTAAATAAACTTCTTGAAAATGGATTTCGAGATAAAAAACGTAACAATTGTTGTGGATGTTTTACAACATTATCGTACTTATACAATGGTATAAAGGGTGAGGTTACTGTGGGTAAACCGGCTATTTCGATTCGTGGAAAATTTCCTTATTTTAATCTATTCACTAAATTCAAGAATCATGTTGAAGAGATTTTGAAAATATAAAAAAAATGATTTTTATAATTGGTAATTATTTTGTTAAGAAGTTTTATCATGAAATATTGGTTTTCTGGCGTTTTAATAAAATTCTCGAGAAATTTTGAAGGAACAGATATACCATTTTCAACGAGTTTACGTCAGTATAAATTCATAATTGATGATGGTATATTCAAACTTTTTGAGTCTGGTCTCTGTGTATTCTTAACCCAAGATATGAACGATAATCAACACAAGGAAGAGATCAAAGATTTTCTTAATTTTTTGAGTAAAGGATTGAAAGATGATGAACTCACTATTGTTGAACAGAAACTGCTTCACACAATATTTTGTATAAAAGTTGATACCGATTGTCGAAATAAACTTGTTGGTCACGGTTTCACAAAGGTTAATGAGGAAGTATTCAAGAATAGTGATGGTAGTGTAACGGTCAAAATTACAGAGAATGGTACTATGACTGTTTCTAGTAAATTCGATTCAATTAAGAGTGGATACGATTTTACAAAGAACTTGAAGGATCTTATCTCAATGGAACAGGTGTGAATAAAATTGATTTTTATAATAGGTGGATGAAGATATTGTATTTGAAATTATGCAACAATACAATGCAATATTACACGTAAAATTTTCTAGAGACTTCGATATAGAATCTCTTCCAAAATTTAAAAATTTTTTCTTATATAAAATTGACAACGATGTAGTTTTCAAACTTTTTGGTAATGGAAATTGTCAGATATTGTTAAAAAATTATTCCATGGATAATGCTGATTTTTATATAAATTCTTTCTGCCATTATTTGAAAACCCGTATGAACGATGATGATATATATGTAGTTGATCAAAAAATAAATTTTATCAATTATGTTCAGGATGCAGTTGACGATTTTGATGTAGATGATATTGCAAATAAACTTCTTGAAAATGGATTTCAAAATAGAGGTAACAATTGTTCTGGATGTTTTAAAAGATTATCGTACCTTTATGATGACACAAAGGGTGAAGTAACTGTGACTAAATCGGGTATATCAATTTGTGGAAAATTTCCTTATTTTAATTTGTTCACTCAATTCAAGAATTATGTTGAAGATATTTTGGGAATTTAGAAAAAATAATTTTTATAATTTATAATTAGGATATATGTATGATAATTATAAATGAATTTGAAACATTTGGAACAATTTATTGATAAGTACCCGAATAAGGATTGGAATTGGTTGTACTTTAGTACACACATAAAATTTCCATTATCGTTCTTTGATAAGTATGATACTAAACCATTTGATTGGTTTAGTTTGGCACTGAGAGAGGATATCACTATCAAGTTTGTTCGAAAACATTTGGAGATGTTTGAGAATCACTTTGAAGCTTTGTCAACAAACAAGGCTTTCACATATGAGTGTATTGTTGAAAATGAAGATCTTCCATGGATTTGGGAGAACGTTTGTGCAAATCCTAGTGTTACAATGAATATTATCTCGAAAAATCCAAGAATACAACATTGGAAGGCTATATCCATGAATCCAAATCTTACAATGAGTATGGTTAAATATTATTATAACAATATAGATTTCGATAAATTTACATATCGTAAGGATTTGACACTTGATGTGATTAGACAGCATCCTTACATGAATTGGAGTTGGGATTTCCTGTCACATCGGAATAGTCTTATTAATGCAGACTTTGTTTGTGACTTTATTAATAAGCAATGGAACTTCGGAGCTGTTTCTCGAAATCCAGACATTGATTTGTCTCTATTCGATAGATTTCCGGATAAAAAATGGGATTGGGCTTATATTGCTATTCGAGCTGACATCACGTTTGAGTTTATCGAGAGACATATCAACAAATTTCCAATCTGTTTACTTAGTGAAAATTTCTTTGGAAAGTTTGAAGAGAAGAATACTGTTGAAGATAAAGACAAATTCGATACAATCAAGAAGAGCATTGAGAATCAACTCAATCTCCTCAAGGATATGTACACAGAATCAAAGGACGCTAACGATAAGTATAACAATCTCAAGAATGCTATCAAGCAACTTGCAGGAAACTGATGTTCTGTTCTTTGAAGATGTGACAATTTTTATAATTAAACTTGATGAACTAATTTGCGGGGTTAACAGGAACATATTCCCGTATCATTTTGATCAATTCAGTATCTGAATCATCACATTTAGAGAGATGTGGAATATACATTCCATCAACTTCTCTCAGTTTATCCTTAGATAAACCAAATGTCGAAAAATTATTCTCTACACCACTCATCAATAATTTCATAACAGAGTTCGGAGTATATTCGCAATACATTGCAATATAATCCATAACTTCTGCAATATTCTCACATTTCTTAACAAAACATCCCATGTCAACTGATCCTATTTTACAATGTGTGTATATTCTGTATGTGTCATCTTCTTGCAAATAAACGTCATTGAATGCACAATAATTACAATCAACACCATCTTGATAAACCAGTTTGCCTTTTGGATTAACACCTTCAAATTTAAAAGGTTCTCCTGAACAACCATAAGCACGTCCAAGTGCCAAATTTTCATCACACCATATCTTAAGCGTTTCTTCAAGTTTTGACATGATATAGTGATGTGTGGTTATGTTATATTTATAAAAAATCAATTTTTTATACTGACGAAAAAATACACAAAAATCACAACCTAAAATTAACTTAAAAAGCATAATATATATATACGTTTTATATATGGGATGAATAATGTTATAAAGGAATTTAAACATATTTCTAATAAAGT